TTTTAGTTTTTGGATCTTCTATTGCTATATTACTTCTTGTACTCATACTTTCTCCTTTGTTATCCTATACTAACATAGCCAGGATTGTTTGTCAAGCTTGACGCTTGAGTATCGTAAAACGGCCACAAGCGTCTCGCTAAAGATCAGTTGTTCTATGCAGGCGAGATTTTGGTTTGCAACCCTCCATCCACAACGTCCGTTGTCGCGACCTGAATTATAGTGGGTCAATTCCCACAGCAACAATACTGATCCCAGATCCCAAGTAATGCCTACCAGCTAGAGTCGGCACACAGCTATTCTAGCTATAACTGCCTTGGGATCAGGGATCAGTTCTGGTTGTTGGTAATTTGAAGCAAGCTTAAAGTACTTCACAACCAGAAGTTGTCCCAGAGCCAGTTATTATAATGGCTCATAGCTCAGGAGCCGATTACTACTATATAGGATAACTTAGGATAAGTCAAGAGCCAAAATGTCGCACCCCATTCTAGTATAGGTTGAAACTTTTTTAAAAATAGTTATTGACAAATATATAATAATATATTATTATCCTATATATAAACTAACAAAAAGGAAAAAAGATGATGTATATAATAATAAAAGAAAAGTATTATCAAGGAATTGAAAATTCTTATGATATCCAAGATTATACTGATAACCAAGACAAAGCCAATGATATGTTGCAAGGTTATCAATTAATCAATCAGGACAAAAATACAAAATATAAGATTGTAGAGTATAGTCCGATTTTTGCTTATAAGAAAGAGGAAGAAACACTATGAGTAGAATAAGACTTAATCAAGAGTATCGGAACAAGATTGCTAATAGAATGAGGGTACATCTTGAACAAGAAGATACTGTTGAAAAACAAAAGTATGATGATTTGAAAGGCGACCAAATTCAGTTAAATGATAATGCGTGGAAAGTCGCTGAAAAAATTGTCAGACGACACTATACTGAAGATGATGTTGCAAAGGCACAATATCTTCAAGATAAGTTTGAGAATGTAAGTACGATTGCAAAAGACAGTTGTTTTCATTTTCATTATCTTGGAACTAAAGAAGATAGAGATTATGACAATAATCCTATTATTAAAGAGGCACAAATAGAAAGCCATTTTGATTTTAGGTTAAATGGTTCACTAGATGTTGATAATAACTATTCAAATTCAGGGGATAGAGATTATGGCTATGCTTTGTTTCGTGATGAATTGAAAGCACAAGATAATTGTAATCCTGATATTAATATTGAGCAAGAGGGTAAGAGTAGCAATCCCCACTTAACAAAATATGCTGACGCAAACAATAAGTATCTTGGCGACGACGACACAAGTTATGGCAAGATGTGGAATGAGAAATATCAATTAGATTTAATTGGTCGTGATTATTGTCGTGATAGGTCTATCGCTTGTTCTAAAGAAGAATATATGTTTTTAATAGATTGGAAAAAACAAAAAAGCCAATTTGTAATTGCTCATCAAAAATGGATTAAATCTATTTTAGACCAAATGAAAGAAATTAAACTTGGTTTAAAAGGTTATAAATATTTAGACGAGGCGATTGAACTTTGTACGGAACTTGGTTTGAATATTTCTGACCACGAAATAATTAGAACAAACTCAACTGGCTTAACTATCTACAATCCTAAAAATCTTGCAGATAGAATTAAGGGAATGAAAAACAGAAAGGAAAAAACAAGAGCAGAAAAAATAGCTGAAAGGTTATTATATGAACAACAACAAAAAAGTGTAAATTAGCTATTGACAAGTATGGGGTTATAGTATATAATCCCATACATAAACAAACGAAAGGACAAAAGATGATACCAAATAGACAATTCAGAATAACATACTACTCAAACAAAGACCAAAAGCATATTACAAGAAATGCACTATGGACTGAGCAATCAAGAATAGATACAACAAAAGCAGATAATGTAATTTTAGTTTATTATGATTTAGACGCAACTGGTTATAGAACTGCACAAAATAGTTGGAGTATAAAATATTAATGGCTGAATATAATTGGTGCCACAACCCTGATTGCCATAAGATTCAAACACAGTCAAGGATTCGTGGCTCAGGGGATAATAAAGTATTAAGAACTAGAAAGATTACTTTGAATAGTAATTGGACTAGAGAAAGTATATGGGCTTATTTTTGTAACAACCGATGTTTGTTTTCTTTTTTACATAAGTTTGCACAAGAGGTTGCAAATTTAAATCCAACACCTAAACCAAAAGAAACACCAATAAAAGTTAAAAAAGAGAAGTACGAGAATTATAGATATGATTGGAACGGCAACGGTAGAGCAGAACGAGTACCATATATGGCAACAAGAACTACAATTATCAAAGGGGGTGCGACAGAATAGACCAAAATAATAGTTGACATTAATAGGATTATCCTATATAATAGGTACATATAAAACGAAAGGCAAAGATGAAAACAATTAAATACAATAATAAAACAATCAAGCTACCCTTTGCGGGTGCGGATTATGGAGATGAACCACTAAAGGAGATTGAAGTAGCTAACAGGTTTAATGGTCAAAGCACCAAGCTACCAGCGTTTGCAGTCGCAGTCTATGATGTGATTATGGGGAGCGAAATGCTAAAGCAATGGGATGACCATCGTAAAGGTTTGGACTGGTTTATTAAATACTTTCCGAATCAATATATGGTGTTATTAGATTAAGTTTCATCTACCTGTACTGTATGCATAAACTGCATACAAGTACAGGTTGTGCGGCGCGCCAGCGCGCCGCCGTCCAAGGCGCCCGGATCCGAGATCCATAGTGGTCCCAAAACGTTTCAGGAATTTCAAAAAATCAAAACACGTTTTTTTTATACTCAGAAAAGGGGTCCCAGAGTTTCGACTTTAGTGCTGGTTTTTTAAATTTATAGTGATAAAATACTTTATGGGACTCCGATATGAACCTAGATAAAGAAAAATTAAAAAATTTGAATAAGCTACCCCCTGACGTTAAACGTCAGTTTGCTTTGTTAATGAATCAATATGGACAGAAGAAAAAAGAATCTAAGATTCAATCTGACTTCTTAACTTTTGTAAAACATGTTTGGCCTGATTTTATAGAGGGGTCCCATCACAAAAGAATTGCTGACAAATTTAATAAATTGTCGGAAGGAAAAATTAAGAGACTCATTATCAATATGCCACCTAGGCATACCAAATCTGAGTTTGCTTCTTACCTTTTACCTGCGTGGATGGTTGGTAGGAATCCTAAATTAAAAATTATTCAATCTACAAATACAACAGAACTATCAGTCCGGTTTGGACGTAAAGCAAAAGCTTTAATGGATTCGCCAGAATACAAAGAAGTTTTTCAAACTAGACTTAACCCCGATTCTCAAGCTGCGGGTAAATGGGAAACTGCTCAAGGTGGTGAGTATTATGCAGCCGGTGTAGGATCGGCGATTACAGGAAGGGGTGCCGATCTATTAATTATTGATGACCCGCATACTGAACAAGATGCAATGAATGCACAAGCTTTAGAAAGAACCTATGAATGGTATACTTCTGGCCCACGTCAACGTTTGCAGCCAGGTGGAAGTATTGTTTTAGTTATGACTCGTTGGAATGAAAAAGATTTGGCTGGTCGTTTAATTAAAGCTCAAAAAGAAGTTAAAGCTGATCAGTGGGAGGTAATTGAATTTCCTGCTATTCTACCTTCAGGCAAACCTGTATGGCCAGAGTATTGGAACATTAAAGATTTAAATTCTGTAAAAGCTTCTATTCCAATGTCTAAATGGAATGCTCAATACATGCAGAATCCTACTTCTGAAGAAGGAGCCTTAATTAAAAGAGAATGGTGGAAGCCGTGGGAGAAGGAAGAATTACCTGCCTTACAACATGTCATTCAATCTTATGATACAGCGTTTATGAAAAAAGAAACCGCTGACTTTTCTGCTATCACAACGTGGGGAGTTTTTACGCCGGATGAAGATTCTGCTCCTCAATTAATATTAGTAGATTCTTTAAAAGGAAGATACGAGTTTCCTGAATTAAGAAGAATTGCCCTAGAACAATATGGGTATTGGCAACCTGAGACCGTTATAATCGAGAGTAAGGCATCAGGGCTCCCATTAACTTATGAGTTGCGTAAGATGGGAATTCCTGTTATAAATTTCTCACCTAGTAAAGGAAACGATAAACATACTAGAGTAAACTCGGTATCACCTCTATTTGAGAGTGGCCGAATATGGGCGCCCAAAGAAATGGAGTTTGCTCAAGAAGTAATAGAGGAATGTGCTGCGTTTCCATATGGGGATCATGATGACTTGGTCGATAGTATGACTCAAGCTGTTATGAGATTTAGACAGGGCGGATTAATTCAACACCCTGAAGATTATGAGGAAGAAAAGCTTCCTCCAACGCGAAGGACTTATTATGGCTAAACCGTATGATTGGAGAAATGATTGGGACTGGACAGATCCAAATGATGGACCAGCTAGTTGGGACGAATATGAAAATGTTCAAGAGATTATGCTAGACCAAGGAATTCCAATGGGTGAACAAGTTAAAAAAGATTCAGGCATCAAGCAACTGGCATCAAACATTGATCCTTCAATTAGAATTGAAGATATTGTAGAAGAATTTATTAGAAGTAAAGGACGTAGACCAAGATCTATTGAGGAGATTAAAGAATTTTATTTTAAAGAAATGGGTACAGCAGATGCATCTGCTGGTTCCGAAAAACAGTTAGCTAGTTACAGACCTGGTGATTATACACAGGAAGAAATTGACATGTACGAACAATATAAGTACGACATGAATGAGCAAAAACCTGGATTCCCTATTATGGAAATAGATGATTTCTTAAGAATGGAATCAGACTCTGCAAGAGCAGGTGTTCAAGCTGGAGGATTAGCAGGTATACTAGGAGTTTAAATTGAAGATCGCCCATTACAATCAAATGATGGCGTATCTGACGCGTCGAAGATTCTCAAATGGTGGAAGCACCATTATCCCTAAAGCAAAACCTTTTACTGCCAATATGTTTAAAGACAAAGCAGACCTTTATATTCAAGGTGTGCATGGTGGATTTGGTAAAGAATTAATGCTTCCTAAATTACAAAGTATTTTAGAGAAAGTAGTTAAAGATAATTCTATGAGTAAAGCGGAAGCTTTAACTTTTATTCAAGAGAGAAATAATTTTTATAAAAATTTTGCAGAAGAAAACCCTGGTGGAACTTTACCTAGATGGGAAAAAGCTGATGGGGGAAGAATTGGTTTTCATAGAGGCAAGTCTGTAAACACCTTTGAATCATGGTTAAAAAATCAAATTGCTAATAACAATACTTCTTTTAGAACTGCTCAAGATCTTTTTAAAGCAGCAGGAGCAAAAAGTCATGGAGCCAATCAAAAAATTTGGAATAAATATAAAGATCAATTTAAAATTACCAGTGGTTCAAGATTAGGTGGAAATATTGTTCTCAAAGAAGAAGCTATTAAAAAATATTTGGATAATTTGGATCCAACTGTAAAAATTAATGTTGAACAAACCGTAAAAGAAATCAATAAGAATTTACCTAAAAGTGAACAAATTAGTGAGAGCTTACTTTATAGCAGATTAAATAATCCTGATTTTAATACAAATAATATTAAACCAAGATTATGGAGTGATGTATCCGGAAAATTATCTGCTGAGGCACAGCAAGCAATAAAAGATAGTTTTGATGATGTTGTAAAAAAATGGGATTTTGAAAAAAATAAATACGGAATTCCTGCGGGAGGAAGAGATGATAATAAAGCTTTATATGAACAGATCAGAAGATTTGCAGATAGTCCCCAGCAATGGAAATATGCTTATAATTTAGGATCACCTGATGGATGGTTATTAGCACAAATGGATAGAGCGGGTTATACACCAATCACTGAAATAATAAAAGGTAAAGAAAAAATTATTGGTCATATAGATCCCGATGGAACTAAATGGGTGTCAGCTGATAAATGGAAATCTAAACATAATGCCTCAGTCATTAAAAATTCTCACCCTGATTTTAAAGCAACTAAAAACTTAGTAGATATAACTAAAAAAACTAGAGCTCTTCCTAATCAAACTATTACAGAGATTCTTACTAAAGGTGGAGTGCCTGTAGACGGGAGATTACAATTAAATCATTTATTAAATTATTTAATTGATGAAAAAGGTGTTGATGTAACTAAATCAGCTTTACAAAAACACCACGTAAGAGGAGTTAAACGATCTCCTACAGCAGATCTTCAATTAGTAACACGTATTGCTAATCAAAAAGCAAATAAAATAGCACATGAAATTAAATCAGGAGTATTTGATAGAATAGATGTAGATGACCGATTAAAAAAATTAGGAATTAGTTTAGATGTAGATGGAGCGCGATATGGGGGAAAAGGTTTTGAAACTTTTAAAGAAGTAGAAGGTTTTGTTGAAAAAGGTTTAAAAGGTTTTGATGAAAAAAAATTTAAAAGTTTGAAAGAAGCTTTAGTTCGTTCTAATGTTTCACCTACTACATTTCAAAAATTTTTAAATTCTGCCCCTGTTAAACTTTTAAAAGGAGTCGGTAAAGCTGGCGCAAGAACAGTAGGCGCAGCAATGCCAGTTATTGGACCAGGAATGGTCGCATGGGGACTAAGTGATGTTAATAAAGCACATGCTGCGGGTCTAACAAACCCCGATGAGTTAGCTGTTGCTTATAACTTTGGCCCTGAGATTGCAAAAATGTGGTCTAACTATAAAGGAAAAGAAATGAAACCAACTTTAGCTGGTACAGAAAATATGCCTGTGATTGATGATTATACGGCAGGAGTAGAAATAGAAGAACCTAAAACCTATGGCAAATATGCGAACCAAATCAAAGACATCAAAATACCCTAAGACCTGGCTCCTGGCGCCTGAATCAGGACCCATGCCTCAGGGCTTGAAAGTTAACTATAATACTGTTAGAACAGTTAAATTGGAGAAAACAAATGGCAGACAAAATAGACAAGGCTCTACCAAACGAGCCTAGAAAAGAATTTAACATCCCGGGCGAAGAGGAAATAGAAGAACAGCTTTCAGAAGAAATAGAAGTTGAAGAAACCGCTAAAGGACCAGTTGAAATAGAAGAAGCAGAAGATGGATCAGTTACAGTTGATCTCGATCCACAAGCAGCCACACCCGAAGGTGGCGATGAGCATTACGCAAACTTAGCAGAATTTTTACCAGACCACGTTAACAATGAAATTGGTGCAGACTTGTCTGGCAAATATATGGATTATCAAATGGGTAGAAAAGAATGGGAAAGAACTTATACTACCGGATTAGATTTATTAGGATTTAAATATGATATGCGAACCGAACCATTTCAAGGAGCGTCTGGAGCGACTCACCCAGTTCTTGCAGAAGCTGTTACGCAGTTTCAAGCGCTCGCTTATAAAGAATTACTCCCACCCGATGGCCCCGTTAGAACGCAGGTGGTTGGCGCGCCGAATGTTGAGAAGACGCAACAAGCGCAAAGAGTAAAAGATTATATGAATTTTGAGCTCATGGAAAAAATGAAAGACTATGAGCCGGACTTTGATCAAATGCTATTTTATTTACCTTTAGCAGGATCAGCTTTTAAAAAAGTTTATTATGATGAACTAGAAGGAAAAGCTGCATCAAAGTTTGTACCCGCAGATGATTTGATTGTACCGTATACTGCTACCTCATTAGAAGATGCGGAAGCAATCATCCATCGGGTAAAAGTTTCTAAAAACGAATTAAGAAAACAACAAGTAGCTGGTTTTTATTTGGATATAGAATTGGGAACACCAGCTCAAATGGAAAATGATGTTAAGAAAAAAGAGAGAGAATT